GTGTTAGATAGTATAGATAGTACTAAAACATTACATTAGAGCGAGCCAAAACCCCCCGAGCAATGGGGGTACACACACAAAATAGTAGAAACTTGACACAAAAAAAGAGGAGCCTTGCGACTCCCCTAGTAGTTATTCTTGAGTTGCTTGCCAGATAAGCACTCCGCCTATCCATGTTAGCAATCCTATGGCTGAGATCCCTGCGTACACCAGCAGATATATACCGCTGATACTGTGGTCACTCTCGATTGTGCCGACTCCTGCCATCATTAGTAAGAAACCGGACATACTTAACAATATACTAGCTGCTTTCATAGTTACCTCCATTACTAGTGTTAAGTGAGAGGGGCGATTGCCCGCCCCTCTCTGTTTGTTATTTGACCTGTATGACATTGACCAGATGTTTTGGTATTCCAATGTCGTGGATCAAGTGTAGAGCGTAGTTCTTAGCGGCTCCTTCAGTCTTGTAGTACCTGAAGTATATTGTGCCCATCTCAACCCAATCTACACAGTAGCGCCTTAGTTTTTCAACTTTCATAGTTGCCTCCGGTTGATCGCTGGGAGCCGAAGCTCCCAGCTGGTTGAGTTAAAGAGTAACGATGTTGTCGTTAGTCTTTGTGGACGGTGCATCTGGGTTGACCAGATCCAGCCTTGGCTTGCCCCACTTACCAGCCTTGATGACTGGCTTGTGTCCCGCTTTCATCGCTTTCGCAATCTCGGTTGCCGCCATTGTCTTGGATTCCCCAAGGTTTTGGCTGACGCCCTTGATGTAGAAGCTCCAGCGGTCGAGGCTTGCCTTGTGCTTTTTGGCGGCTTCGACCACCAGTTTAGCAACTTGCTCGGCATCTTCAGCACCATATTTGCCGTCGATAGCCTTGGCTAGGCTAATTACACCTGCTTCTTTGTTCAGACGAACGTTGAAGCGACCCTCAAAAGAACGTGTATTCATAACACTCTCCTATATACCCACAATGTCAAATAGCGTGGCGGGTGTGGGAAGCCCCGCTTCCGCCTGCCGCCGTTCATCAGCGACAAATACATAAGGCCATAACTTTACAAATATGTCAAGTTAACCTGTTTTACTAGGGCTTTTGCCATACTATATTGACACTTTGCGCGAGCGCATACGAACACCTAGAGGGGGGTACACATGGATTTGCGTTGCACCCCCCACCCCCATATAAGTAAACCTCACATAACAAGACCCCAAAAAACGAAGATGTAAAGTTTTGAAAGTTTCTTGACAGCCCCGTAACTTACGAACTACATTCCTATTATGGACACACTACCGTTAAAACATACTAAATGGTCAGACCGCCTAGCTTTCGATATGGCTTTAATGCTCGAGGGCAGTGGCGAGACTTTGGATGAAGTTAAAGACAGGCACAACGTAGACGCCAGTAATCTTTTGATATTTAACAAAGACCCTGTGTTTTTGAAGAAGGTCGAGTCGTACCGCGAAGAAGTTCGTGAAAAAGGTATGACATTCAAACTCAAGGCCCGTGCACAGGCAGAAGAACTCCTGACAACAAGTTGGACTTTAATCCACAGCCCAGATGTTTCTGCGGCAGTAAAAGCAGACCTGATTAAATCAACAGTGAAGTGGGGTGGCCTAGAACCAAAGAACGAGGTCAACACGGAGGCAGCAGGTGGCGGAGTTAAAATTACAATTAACCTCGGAGGTCAAGACCACACAGCGAGTGTTATTGATCACGAACCTATTGACGAGATTCACGGAGAGGTACAAGGGGCAGAAGATGGCCACCTTCTCGACGCTGGATGAGTGCGAGCGGTGCGCGAGAGTTCTCACGCAACTTAACGTGCGATACAAGCAGACGATTAGGAGAAAAAAGACATTGTCTAATCCTTACGCAATAGTACTCCTCGACGATCCTGATCGTCTGCTTGCCATAGATGAGGTGCAAAAATGTCCGCATTGCGGCATGGGTACTGTAGAACATAACTGGTGTAAGACCTGTGGGGATATAACTTGGTTGGATGAGTATACAGACTTGTCTAATAAGATGGGGTGGCCAGGATGAGTAAGCGTTGGACAGCACAGGAACGAGAGTGGCTAGCGTATAAACGCCAGTCAGTAGAAGAAAAGAAGAAGGATATAACACTACCGTCTATGCCGTGGGAGCAAAAGTCTATACTTGACATGACGGCAGAAGAGCTTGCAAAAGCAATGGATAGATTGGAGGAAGACGAGAGTGCCTCTCGATATTGACTTTACACCGTCTTTGACTGCAGCAAAGTTTATGCAGTCGGACGCTAAGATGCGGGTGCTTATGGGGCCGGTTGGGTCTGGTAAGTCTGTTGCTAGTTGTTTTGAAATTGTTCGTCGGGCAAGTTCACAGGAGCCAAACGAGCAGGGTATACGCAAATCGCGGTGTGCTGTCGTGCGTGAAACTGTACGTCAGCTGACAGATACTACAATTAAAACGTTTCTTGATTGGTTTCCACCTGGCCCGTGTGGTCAGTTCATGCGTACAACCAAGACATATTTTTTTAAGGTAGGCGATGTTGAGTGCGAGATTATGTTTCGTGCGCTCGATGACGCAGACGATGTAGCAAACTTGAACTCACTAGAGCTTACGTTTGCATGGTTTAACGAGTGCAGAGATATTAACGCCGAGATCGTAGACGCTATGTCTAAACGTATCGGACGTTTTCCTTCGAAGAAGGATGGCGGGCCGACATGGCATGGTATGTGGGGTGACACTAACCCCCCGACTATGGATACTTGGTGGTATTATCAGATGGAAAAGCTGAACCCAGAAGACGGGGTCAGTGTAAATGATAACGGGTGGGATGTATTCAAACAGCCGTCTGGGCGAAGCATCCATGCCGAAAATGTGGAGAATTTGCCAGATGGATATTATGACACCCAAGGACGTAGCGAAGAATATATCAGAGTATTCATTGACGGAGAATACGGACTCAGCTCAGCAGGACAGCCGGTCTACAAGTATTTCAGGCCCGACTATCACATGGCCAATGAAACTTTGCAGCCTATTCTTAATGGTGTGCGCCCTGTCGTTGTTGGCATGGATTTGGGCTTGACACCAGCCGCAGTTATAGGGCAACAAGATCCTCGCGGGCGAGTCTTGGTTCTAGATGAGGCAGTGTCCTTCGACATGGGAATACAGAGATTCGTCCGCACCATTCTCAAACCTATTATCTATGAACGCTTTGGCGGAGCGCCTATACTGATTGTGACTGACCCAGCTGGCGTACAGCGGGCGCAAACAGACGAACGCTCGGCAGTTGACATCATTAAAGCTGAAGGTTTTAGAGTTATATCGGCCAAGACAAACAACGTGTCAGCACGTTTGTCTGCGGTGGATGACTTCTTGATGCGACATGTTGACGGTGACAGCGCGTTTCTCGTAGATCCTAAATGCTCGCAGTTAAAAGCTGCCATGATGGGTGGCTATAGGTTCCACCACAAAAATGGCACAATAGATAAAAATAAACATTCGCATGTAGCTGAAGCTTTACAATACTTCATGTTGCATGTATCTACTGCAGGTGAAGGCTCAGTGATACCTGTAAGACGAGATGTCAAAAGAGTTGCAGCAGCAGGTTGGACTTGATAGAGTTTACATGTCATCTCGACACCTTCATAGTTACCTCACTAACCCTCTGCAGATTGCCCCTGCAGGGGGTTATTTCTTTTACTTGCGTTGAAACTTGTTGCCATGTATAACTTAAAGTGTACACTATAAGTGTGTAAAGAAAGCGAGTTGCCATATGACCGATAGAGAAAAAGAATTACGCGCAGAGTATTTTGATGGCCCAGCCTCTGATAGTATGAGTCTAATGCAGTTTTTTCTATCAAAAGGCTTTGACCCTAGAAAAGAAGCACCCAAGGGTAAAAAGATGAAAAAGGGCGGTATAGTTCGCATGTATAAGCATGGCGGAAAAGTACCAGAGCCATATAAAGGTTTCTCCCAGCTGCCAGAAGAAGTTCAACAAAAGATGAATCCTGATCTGGCAGCAAAATATAAACACGGCGGCTTAGTGCCGAAGCGGAAGGTCTAAGTATGCATAAGAACGGGATGCCATGTGGTTGCAGTAAACCTTACACTGTATACTCCGACAATCCAAAGATGGATACAAGCGGTATGGCAGAGCGTAAAGTTCGCAAATATGGAAGCGGAGGTTATGTATACACCAACAAAAATGATCCTGACACTGTAAAGAAAGACAAAGATCGGGATGAAGAGGAGTATTCTTAATGCTTAATGTCGTAAGTAATTCAGAACTTCGTAAGCGCGAACAAGAAATGATCGACAAGGAATTGGCCGCACGCCAAGCTAATCCTGTTGTTTTGGGTCTTGCTTCGCATTTGCGTGAGTGCTGGGATGCTGCACGCCAAGCTAAAAAGCCTATTGAAAACATTATGTTACGCGGTTTGCGCCAGCGTAATGGAGAATACGAAGCAGATAAGCTAGCACAGATTCATGAACAGGGCGGCTCAGACATCTATATGATGATTACTGAGGTTAAATGTCGAGCAGCAGAAAGCTGGCTGCGCGATATTCTACTAGATACAGGCACCCCTCCTTGGGATCTAAACCCCACCCCCATCCCAGATCTATCGCCCGAACAAACTGCAGAACTACAAAATGCGTTTGCTGCTGTAGTTACTCGTATTGTTGAAAACGAAGATCGTGCGCCATCGGCTGATGAGATGGTCGAGCTAAAAGAAATGGTAGCTCAAGAATACAGGTTTAAGCTGCTAGAAGCTGCAGATAACCGTGCACAAAAGATGAAAATAAAGATTTTAGACCAGTTCGCGCAAGGCGGCTGGGGTGATTCCTTTAATGAATTTATTACTGATTTAGTTACTTACCCATGCGCTTTTATCAAAGGGCCAGTAGTTCGTAGACAACGTAAACTGGGCTGGACTAGAGGTGAAGATGGTAAAACTATTGTAGAGGCAACAGAAACCATTGCTCCTGAGTTCGAGAGAGTAGACCCTTTTAGAATTTACCCAGAGCCAGGAATTTCAAATATTAATGAAGGCTATATATTTGAACACCATCCCCTAAGTCGTACCGAACTGGCCGACCTTGTTGGCGTGCCAGGGTACGATGACGATGCTATTCGTAAAGTATTGGAATACGGAAACGGGCAATCGTGGATTAATGAGGATGTAGAGTTGGTTAAAGACGAAGAAGAACGTAAGTTCCATTCGTTTAATAGACCTACTGAGACTTTCGATGCCCTAGAGTTCTGGGGTAAAGTTACAGGCAAGATGCTTATTGAGTGGGGTCTTGATGAAGAAGAAATAGACGATGAGCACCGCGAGTATGACGCAAACGTCTGGATCGTGGGCGACTATGTTATCAAGGCTATCCTTAACTATGATCCATTAGGGGAGAAACCTTATGCTAAAACTTCTTTCATCAAACGCCCTGGCGCGTTCTGGGGTAGCGGTATTCCAGAAATTATTGAAGATATTCAAAGCGTTTGTAACGCTGCCGCGAGGGCTTTGGTCAACAATATGGGGATCTCCTCCGGCCCCCAAGTCGAAGTCAACCTCGAAAGGATCCCGCCAAACGAAGACATCACGCAGCTCCACCCGTGGAAAATCTGGCAAGTCACGAACGACCCGCTAGGTTCAAGCGCACCTGCTGTAAGGTTTACACAACCTGACGACAACGCAAACACATTACTTGGCGTGTATGATAAGTTTAGTAAACTAGCAGATGATCATTCAGGAATACCTTCCTATGTGTATGGCGATCTGAATGTAAAAGGTGCAGGACGTACATCTTCAGGGCTATCCATGCTTATGGGCGCAGCCGGTAAAGGTATTAGGCAAGTGGTTATGCATATCGACAGCGATGTGATCAAACCAGTTGTACACCGTCAGTTCATATACAATATGCGCTATGACGAAGACGAATCTATTAAAGGCGATGTTGAGATCTTGCCAAAAGGCTCGATCAACCTTGCAGTCAAAGAGACTGTTAACATCCGCCGTCTTGAGTTTCTTAACGCAACCGCCAATCAGATCGACATGGAGATCGTTGGTAAAGAAGGCCGTGCAGCGATTCTTCGTGAAGTGGCTAAAGGGTTGCAGATGCCTGTGGACGACATCATCCCATCTAGGGAGAAGGAAGGCTATATGACGCGTATGTCAGCTAAAATGCAGCTTGAAGCTAAAAAAGCAGAACAAGCAGCAGGCGGCGAGGGCACACCGGTACAGCCTGACGGTACCCCCAAAGGCGGGCAAGATGCGAACACAGTTAGTAACCGCGACACAGGAGCAGCCGGATGATTCGACCTACTCCTGAAGTTACTAAGGCGTTAGCCGCAAGTGTCCGTCAATATCCGGTAATAGCCGAATGGTTTGCGGAATGGCGGATGCACGAGCTAGAGCAGCTACCCAATGTTGCACAGAATACGGCACTTGCACAGGGGCGGTGTCAGATTCTGACTGAACTTTCGAAGTTCGTGAGTGAGTCCCCTGAGATAGCGGCAAAGTCATCATGACAGCTGTTAATTACGCACACCGATAGGAGCGTCCAACATGGCAATACCAAAGCAAGTTCAAATGCAATCTGAGGAAGTACAGCAACTGTACAAAGAACTAAACGGCGAATCTGAAGCACAGGATCAAATCACTGAGGCTCCAGAGGAAGTTGTTGAGGAGCCTGTACAAGAGGTTGATTCCGACAGTGCTGAGAACGAAGCACCCCAGTCTGGAACCGAAGAGCACGGACAACCAGACACCAAGACTAAAGACACTTGGGAACAAAAGTACAAAACACTGCAGGGAATGTATAACGCAGAAGTTCCGCGTATGAAGGCGGAAAACCGTGAATTACAATCCCGTGTCTCTAACATGGAACAGTTGCTTAGCACAATGTCCGCCCCTCAAGAGATGCCTGCTGTAGATAGCGAACCGCTGATCACAGATAAGGATGTCGAAGAGTACGGCGATTCTATTGGTGTTATGCGGCGTGCTGCAAAAGAGGAAGTGGCTGCGGCCAATGCTCGTGTAGCTAGTTTAGAGCAGACAGTACGCCAGTTGCAAGCCAGCGTGGTACCACAGGTAAACCAAATATCGCAGAGGCAAGCACAGAATAGCGAGCAGTCGTTTTGGGCCGAGCTTTCAAGTAAAGTACCTCAATGGAATGAGATCAACGGTAACGAAGACTTTCAGTCTTGGTTGCTAGAGATTGACCCCCTGACAGGTATTTCGCGGCAAGTATATCTAGAAGACGCACAGAATAATCTAGATGCTAATCGTGTCGCGCAGTTCTTTAATTCGTGGCCAGGGGCGAATAGTGTGCCAGTTGCTCAAACCAATCGGAAGGCTTCTTCTGAAGAGTTGGAAAAGCAAGTTGCGCCAGGACGAGGTCGTTCTGCCAGCAGTGCTGTACCATCTGAAGGCCAGACGTATTCACCTGCAGACATCGAGCAGTTCTTTGCAAATGTTCGTAAGGGTAAGTACAAAGGTCGTGAGGAGGAGCGTGGCCGAATCGAGCGTGACATTTTCGCTGCACAGCGAGAAGGTCGCATAGTCACTGCATAATTAAAAGGAGGCTAACATGGCTTTTGCAGTATCATCAGGTCGCCCAGACTATACGGGCAACTTTATACCTGAGATCTGGTCAGGCAAGCTCATCGAGAATTTTTACGATGCGACTGTTTTGGCTGCGATCTCTAACACTGACTACGAAGGTGAAATTCGCAGCATGGGTGACACGGTTAACATCCGCACCACTCCAGAAATCACCATCAAATCCTATGTCAAGGGACAGACTCTTGCAGTTGAAAACCCTGACAAGGCTAAACTACAACTGATCATCGACAAAGGTGAGTATTTTGCTTGCGTCGAAGATGATGTTGACCAAGTTCAGTCTGACATTGCACTTATGGACATGTGGTCTAAAGACGCTTCAGAGCGTATGAAGATCAAAATTGACCAGCGTGTTTTGACTGATCTACTACCAGACGTATCTGCAAATAACAAAGGCACAACAGCTGGCGCTATTTCAGGTAACATTGATCTTGGTGTAGCAGGTACCCCTGAAGCTCTTACAAAGTCTAACGTCATTGATAAGATCGTAGACATGGGTACTGTTCTTGACGAAGCTAACTGTCCAGAAGGGGATCGCTTCCTTGTGATTCCTGCGAAGATGGCTGGCCTTATCAAGCAATCAGACTTGAAAGATGCGTCTATCACTGGTGACAACACATCACCACTTCGCAATGGTCGTCTAGGTATGATTGACCGATTCACAGTATATGTGTCTCACAACCTAAAGAAAACTACAGGCGGTGAGTTCAGCGTGATCGGTGGTCATAAGATGGGCTTCACATTTGCATCTCAGATGACAAATATGGAGACTATCCGTTCAGAGACAACTTTCGGCAACATCATTCGTGGTTTGCAAGTTTATGGCTACAAAGTAGTTAAGCCAGAAGCTTTGGCAACCATGATCGTTACTGTATAAGGAGGCTGAACAATGGCTACATATAATGACGGTAAAGGTTACAATATGGGTACAGGTGCTGCGCACGTTGCTGCGGGCATCAACAAAGTATCTGCTGTAACTGTTGAACTAAACTTTGCGACAATCACTACTGAGCGTGCAGCAGCAGGACTTACTGCTCTTGCTGCAACAGACGTATTGGAAGTTATTAAAGTTCCAGCAAACACTCTAGTCACTAACGTGGCTTTGAATGTTACTACTGCTGAGGGCGGAACGCTGACAATCGACGTTGGCGACGGCGACGATCCTGATGGATACCTCGACGGCGTAAATGCTAACGCTACAGCAGCATACATCCCTGTTGATGGTACAGCTGCTTTCGCGCAAGGTAAGTATTATACAGCTGCTGATACAATCGACGTTACTACTGTTAACGCCGCAGATGCAGCAGTTATGACACTTACTGCAATCATGGTTGATTGCTCATAACTTGATTGGGGGGCTAACGCCCCCCTCTCTATAAACCTAGGAGGCGTATATGGCTAAGATTGATAAAAGCAAGATGGCTTGTAATAAACCCAAGCGTCAGGTCTCTGGAGGTAAAAAATTTGTTGTTAAGGCATGTCAGAACGGCAAAGAAAAGATAATCCGGTTCGGAGATGCCAATATGAAGATTAAAAAGAATCAACCTGGGCGGCGTAAGAATTTTCGTGCAAGGCACGGTTGTGACAGTAGGCCACCCTCAAAGATGACCGCAAGATACTGGTCATGTAAGAAATGGTGATGATATGGCAGCTCCTAAAGCAAAATCTAAAAAAGACGCTTGTTACTATAAAGTAAAGGCGCGGTATAAAGTTTGGCCCTCGGCTTACGCCTCAGGAGCCTTGGCTAAATGCCGAAAGGTTGGAGCAGCAAACTGGGGTAATAAAAGTGGCCGTAAGAAAAAGTAAAAAGGGTGCATCCCTCCGCAAGTGGTTTTCCCAGAACAAAGGTAAGGGCTGGGTAGATTGTAAAACTGGTAAACCTTGTGGACGAAGTGGGTCAAAAAGTGATAGTAAAAGAGGGTATCCTGCTTGTCGCCCTACTATGGCGCAGTGTAAGACTGCAGCAGCAAAGACAGCAATGCGTAAGAAAAACTCATCCAGCCGTGTAAGCTGGAAGTCATAAGGAGGACAGAATGGCACGATGGTTAAAAAATATTAAAGATGGTGAAATTTATGAGTGGGATGCAATCCTAGCTGAAAACCCTCTTACACAAGAAGTTACTGAAGAAGAAGCTTTTCCAGAAAAGTTTATTCCTAAGAAACAAAAAGGTCGTAAGCCTAAGGTAAAGCTGGATACAGAAATCCCAGAAGAGCCTGATACTACACCGCCAGAGCTTGCAGAAGAAGCAACACGGGGGTTAGAAAGGGCACGAGATAGCAAGGGACATTTTATTGCAGATGACCCTTCAACACCTGAAAATGAAGCATGGACTGAAAAATGATTTTAGACGATGTAATCTTAGAGGTTAGGCGTATCATCCAAGATACGAATACACCTTTACGTTACAGCGATGCTGTGTTGCTAGGCTTTGCAAACCAAGCATTGAAACGTATTGCTGTATTGAGACCTGACCTCTTTGCTTTCATCGGAGATATTCCATGTACAGATGGAGAGGTTGTTCAATCTACACCTTCTGATTCGATACGTCTTATAGAAATATATTCAGTAAAAGGCGGCGATGGTATCATTGAGACAAATCGTGAAGCATTAGACCAAGCCTACCCACATTGGATGAATGATACAGCTGGCCCAGCTGTAAACTTTATGCGCCATGTGCGTAACCCTAATAAGTTTTTTATCTACCCTAAAGCGCCTACTAATCAAATTCTTATAGGTGAATATTCTAAGACACCGCCTGATTATGATGGCGTGACAACAGTAGAGTTGTTACCAGACGCATACGAACCTGTTGTCATAGACGCTACAGTGTTTATTGCAGAGTCAGTAGATAACGAACACGTTAATTCACAACGAGCGCAGTTGTTCCAGCAGTCATTTACACAAGCTCTAGGCGTAGCAGCGCAGAGCCGTTCGATCACTGATCCTGAGCGCGGCGGTCTACAAGAGGAGGATGTTGTATAATGCCAGCTAGAAAATTCTCTGAAATTGTTACTAGACTTGCTCCTAGCGTCCCTGGCGCTCCTAACGTAGTCGTAGAACAGTATGTGCGAGACGCAGCAATACAAGCGTGTGAGCGTACGTTAGCGTGGAGGCATGAGCAGCCTGCAATTCGCTTAACACAAGGCATCCACGATTATCCATACGACCCACCTAATTTTGCTGAAGTACACGCAATAATTACAGCGACTATAAATGGTAATAAGATGAAGCCTGTGTCGTTAGATCAGCTGCACGACATATACCCCAAGTGGCCTTTTACTGGCACTGACGAAGAAGCTGAGCCTAGATATATTACTACTATTGATGTTGATAATTTTGCACTAGCACCTATTCCTGACGGGGATACAGATTACGATGTGCGTATGATTATTGCCTGTAAACCTCTACGCGATGCTGTTGAGATGGAGAAATCAGTATTAGATGATTTAGAAAACGTGATAATGCACGGAGCGTTGCAGCATCTTTTGGTGCTGCCAGAGCGAACATGGAGTGACCGAGAACTAGCTTCTTATCATGCTAAGCAATTTGCTTTTCAGATTGCTGAACGTAGAGCAAGGGCTAACCTAGGTACCGGTAGAGGCTCTATGCGTGTACAATATCCAAGATTTGCGTGAGGTGAAATATGGCAGACGTTATTAGACTAGTATCAGGAGACGCTAAACCAGTAATTGTTTTGACGCTCAGTGATGATGCTACAGGCAGTCCTATAGATCTTTCACCATCTGGTACCACTGTGGCTGTTAGGTTTAGGAAAAAAGACAGCACTGTGCTTATAGCCACAATCCCAGCAAACAATCTAACCGATGGTACAGACGGAAAAGTACAATTTGATTTTTCTGGTGGGGCCTTAGTAGGAGCTACAGCAGGTTCTTACGAAGGTGAAGTTGTAGTTACTACCGCCGGTGTAGGTACTCAGACTGTGTTTGAAAGGCTAACTTTTAGAGTGCGGGACAGCCTTTCAACTGCTACAGCAGCTACAACTACTTATACTGTAACTGTTGTAAATCCTGGTTCAGGAAATGTTTTCGCAATAGATGGAAGTAATCAGGCAACACTTTCACTAAATGAAGGGTCAACCTATATATTTGATCAGAGTGACTCAAGTAATAGCGGGCATCCCTTACGTCTTAGCACATCTTCAAACGGCACACATGGCGGAGGTACAGAGTATACTGTAGGTGTTACGACAACTGGTATCCCTGGAAGTTCTGGCGCGTACACACAAATAACAGTAGCATCAGGTGCTCCGACGTTATATTACTATTGCACCAACCATAGCGGAATGGGCGGCACCGCAAATACATTATGAGCATAAAATTAGCATTAGATAGTGTTGATTACTATGCTGCAGCTGCGTCTGTTAGCTACATAAATGCTACTGCTGGCCGAGTTCAGTATTTTTCTTTAGAGGCTAGAGATACACCTAGACTAATTTTCTTTGACCGCGAAGGAAGCGGAAACTCTTTTGAGACAGTACCCCAGACATTTTTACCTGCTGAAAATGTAACTATAGATGATACTAGGGTAGAGATACAAAAAGACTTAGATATATCAAAAGACGAACAGTTTACACCTTCTGATTCTGACCCTGTATTTAATGTAGGTAAAGTTCTTGCTGATTCGGTGGACGCTGTAGAAGCAAAAGTATTTGTTTTTAGCGACTTTATTGATTTTGATCCTAGTGATGCTGATGTAGATCCTGATCCAGTTACAGTAGCCGAGGCAGATGCTAAAGCTATTGATAAGACTGTGAGCGGTGATGATGTTACAGTTTCTGAAGCTGTCACTAATCAGTCTGATATTGTTAAGGCTGATTCAACAACTGCTAGCGATGCTATCAATCAGTTGCGGCCCCATAAGAATGTCACAGACACAGCAACACCTTCTGACGCAATTAACCGTTTTGATGTTACTACTGAGTTTGATGATACAGTTGATGCAACAGAAGCATTAACCAAAGACTTCACACAAGTTAGTACTGATGATGTAACTGCAGTCCAATCAAACGTAAAAGCATTTACGTCTAATGTAGACTTTGACTTATCTGACGCAGACGTTGACCCAGATCCAGTTACAGCATCAGATGCTGTTAATAGTTTTGCTACGACTAAAGGAATTACTGACACAGCTACAGCAACCGAGTCAGATGCTAAAAACTTTACGCATGGCGGGTTTACTGACACAGCTACAGCGACTGAATCAGCTGCCAAAAACTTTACGCACGGGGGGCTTACTGATACCTTTGACGCAGTAGAAGGCATAAAGAATACACCAAATAAAAATATATCAACTGCTGTTTCCGGTTCTGTAACGTTTGTGGTTACGGTTGTTAATTCTGGTGGGAATAAGTTTGCTATTGATGGCGTTACCAACCCAACCTTAGAGTTGGTCAGCGGTTTTACTTATACTTTTGATGTTAGTGACAGCAGCAACTCTAACCATCCTTTACGATTTAAAGATGGTTCAAGTTCCTACACTAGCGGCGTTACTACAAGCGGTACAGCAGGTCAATCAGGTGCGACTGTAACTTTTGCAGTGCCTAACGATGCACCTACATCAACATTACTTTACTACTGTACAGTACATGGAAACGCTATGGGCAACAGTATTTCTGTACCAAATAGCGAAGTTGAAAACCAAGTTCTTGCAGTAGAATCAGCAGTATTTGACGCACGACCAGCTTTTTCTGATACTGCTACAGTCACTGAAAATGTTGGCATCAGCATAACTTTAGGTGATTTAACCACTGTGTACCCCGATTATGTAACTATTTCAGATGGTTACATAGGTGGGTTTATACAAGAACACTACTCATATACTATTTCTAGTACCGAATATTTCGTCCCGAATACGGGCGTAATAGGAGCAGCTGAGACACTTAACACTGTTATTATGGCTGCAGACCGCGTAACTGCCCCAGATGAAAGTTCTTCTGGACTTGTTGTCAACTTCCATTATACTGATGTGGACGAAGATGACCGTGCACTGGGCGGGCATTATTTCAATCAAACGCCTCTCAACCCTGGCAACAGTACTGTGGGGCAACGAGCGATCTTGTAAAGGAGATGACCATGATTCAAGATTCTATTAAACTGACCGGTGAACTTCGGATCACGGTCACAAATCCTGAAGGGAACATTACACAGGAAACTGTTATCCCTAACCTAGTAGTTACCTCAGGTAAGAACTATATTGCGTCACGAATGAAAGACGCCTCAGCTACAGCTATGAGTCACATGGCTATTGGTACTGGCAGCACTGCAGCAGCAGCTGGCAATACAGCGCTAGGCTCTGAAGCAGGTCGTGTGGCGCTTACGTCAACTACTGTTACAAACAACGCAGTGGCGTATGTTGCTACGTTTGCAGCAGGTACAGGAACTGGTGCAATTACAGAAGCAGGTTTGTTTAACGCAAGTTCTTCTGGTACTCTGTTGTGCCGTACAGTTTTTTCTGTTATTAACAAAGGAGCAGCTGATACTCTGGGGATTACTTGGACAGTCACTGTAAACTAAGGAAGTAGAGAATGGGCATCAAATTTACAAACAATGCCTTTGGCACTCTCAACGCTGGTATTACGAACAGTGCTACTAGCATTACCCTTGCGAGCGGTCAGGGTGCCCGCTTTCCTACGCTTTCAACTGATGACTACTTTTATGCTACGCTAATTGATACCTCTAATAATTTAGAGATTGTAAAGTGCACGGCTAGATCATCAGATGTTTTAACTGTTACTAGAGGCCAAGATAATACAACTGCTAGGGCTTTTCTTAGCGGTGACCGTATTGAACTTCGTGTTACGGCGGCAGCTCTGACAGAAGCTACAGCTAATGCAGGCGGCGGATTTTACAAAGGTGACAGAGGAGATGTAGGTGAGACGGCTAACAAAGGCGACATCTTTCGTGTCCACGAGCAACAGCTGGACACAAACACTACAATAGCTTCTACAGAAAATGCCTCTTGCACTGGGCCTTTAACCATAGCTTCGTCAGTCACGCTGACTGTAAGCGGAAACTTAACGGTGGTCTAGATGAGTACATTAGTTGTAGAAAATCTTAATGGGCCTTCATCAGGGTCAAATGCTAACAAAGTTATTATTCCTAGCGGTCATACATTAGATGCAAGCGCAGGGACAATAACTCCGAGTGCTAACCAAATTGTTAAAACTGTATTTGTAGAAGAAACTGGTGATTTATCTACTTCTTCAAGTTCTTATTCGAACGTAATCGGAACAAACTATACCCCGCTGTTTGACGACAGTATTCTCTATGTGTCTGGCGTTGTTTCAGGAATTTCTTTTGAAGGGGGAAGCGGTAATTCTTATCAGGGATCTACATGGAGATATATAGTGACTCCAAGTGGCGGCACAGCAGTTGATGATTATATTAACTTCTATCAGTTCCACTTTCCATCAGGTAGTTACTGGGGCGGCATGGTTCCTTTTAGCTTTAAGTTTACTGTATCTTCAACCGTAAGCCACTCAATATATGTACAAGCTTTCGCAAGAAGCAGCCAAACAAACTATTTGCGAAACAGAAATGGAGAAGTTTCTACTTTGACTGTACAGGAGATTAAGCAATGAGTATCCTGAAAGTAGACACTGTAAACGAAAAGACTAGCGGTAACGGGGTAATTATCCCTGGCCATGTTGTACAGTACAAATATAGAAGTCCTGTTAACAATGGTTTTAGCACGACAAGCAGTACAATGGTTGATGTTACTAACTACTATGTTGATATTACTCCAAAATCTGCCAGTAATCTTTTAGTTTTTACAGTACCGATATGGCACAGACCTACTGGAACTAGCGGTGCTTATTCTAGGTGGAGAGTAGTAGACAGCAACAACAGTGACGCTGTGTGGAACCTAACTAATTTTATAGGTTCGGCGGGGTATCTTGATACTGCGTGGGAAAATATGACTCTAATGCACACTAATGTAGCAGGTACGACCAATGCAATGAGGCTACAAGTTCAGTGTAGAGTTACCGGCGGCGGGACATTAGATCTGGTTTGGAGCGGCAACGAAACCAAAACTGTAGCAGTTATGGAGATAGCTCAATGACTTCTATCCTAAAAGTTGATACAATACAGACTACTGCTGGCGCTGCTCCTACTACTAAGGACTTAGGGTTTGCGGCAGGGTCAGTTATTCAAGTTGTTTCGGGTGCACCTTCATCAGGAGTTGCTTATAGTACATTAACAGAAACAAATGTACTCACAGTAAACATCACACCTAAATTTAACACTAGCAAAATATTAATATTGGCAAATTTTGGTCTGTATTTAAATAGTAGTGCGGCTCACGATAGAGGTGACCTTATTATACGAAGAGACTCAACTCGTATTAGAGGCAGAGATGATGGGGGAGGAACAGGGTATTTTAGAGATGGTAGCGGTCATTTTAAAGCATACATGACGAGTTTCAATCACTTAGACAGCCCTGCAACAACAAGTCAAATTACCTATAAAATGGCTTATAAAGGTCACACTTATACCGCAGGTGGTACTTATGACGAAAATTATACAAACATGACACTTATGGAGATAGCACAATGACCGATATAAGAATATCAGACGCACTAGCAGCACTTGGCATAGAAGAGTATGTTGTGCGTGGCGAACCTACTTCTGAAGCAGAGTTTAACGAAATGTTCCGCAAAGTCACAGGAGCAGACGAAAACGGTTCTGCAATAGAAAGCAGTAACCCTAGTACCTTTGGGGTTACATGGGCGCAGGTATCAGCTAAGAAAACTGAGCTAGTCAATGCAGAACCAATGAGGCTACTGCGTCAAGAACGTGACAGACGTTTGGCAGAGACAGATTGGATGGCTGGTTCAGACCTTACCATGTCATCAGCATGGACAACCTATCGTCAGGCATTGAGAGATGTACCTGCACAAGATGGTGTAACCGGTCTTGATGATGTAACATGGCCAACTAAACCGGAGTGATCCTATGGGCGTAAAAGTTACAAATAACGCGTTTGGAACGCTCTCAGCTGCTATAAATACGTCAGCTACGACGATTACGTTGGACAGCGGCCAAGGCTCTAGGTTTCCCACACTTGGCTCAGGGGATTATTTCTTTGGTACACTTGTTGATACAAGTAATAATCTAGAGATCGTTAAAGTAACTGCACGCTCTTCTGATTCTCTTACTGTAGTTCGCGGCCAAGATGGTACTTCAGGAACTGCGTTTGCCATTGGTGACCGCTTTGAACTTCGTCCTGTAGCTGCGTTGTTTGAGGACATTATTGATAATGCTTCTGTAGACGGCATAACTTCAGCGTCTTCATCTGGTGTTGCTATGTCTATTACTTCTGGCAACGACGTAGGTTTTAACACATCAGCTCCTTGTCCAACTCAAGTTGCAATTCAAACAGGTGGCGGCGGACAAGGTGTACTGCTTGCTAGAAATGCTTCAGGTACAAGTCCAACGCAGGGGCAAGAGTTTGGAGCTTTTGGTTGGAAAGGGATTATGGATGGCGCTAATACCCTTAATGCAGCAGAAGCTAAAATTGTTGCTCTAGCTACAGAAAATCATTCAGGTACCGCTGCAGGTACAAGAATGGAGTTTCATGTAAAAGATAACGGTGTAGGGCCAGGGTCTGCTGCTTCTGAAGCCATGAGGATTACGCAAGAAGGTTTTGTTAACAAATTTAAACAACCATCTTGGCATGTAGCTATTAGTAGTAGAACTAATTGGACAGCAACAGGCTTACAAAAGACTCCTTATGATAATGCTATCCATCGCACGCCGACTAGCGCATATGACCCCACTACTAATTTTAGGTTTACTGCCCCAGTAGCGGGTAAATATCAAGCAACTATAAGCCAAAACGGTATAGGAGATATTATAATCTACCTATATAAAAATGGTACCGTATATCATGCTGGGGAATTTCGCGATAACGGGAGTAGCGCATGGATGCACAACACTATTTCAACAGTAGTAACTATGGCTGCAAACGATTACTTAGAAGCATATGTTAAGTTAACAGGATCAGGTAATGCTTGGAACGGTGGCAGCAGCACTTGGGATAGCTTTAGCGGCTTTTTAATAGGGTAGGAGGTTAAACATGCCAGAAATAACAGTAACTGTAACAGACGCAGAAAATAAAGCTTTGGAGTACGCAGCTGCCTCTGTTCAAGATTGGTGCGATAATGCAATTAAAGTTCGTGCTGCTGCAGCAACAGACGAGATTATAGGTATCCTCGTAGCCCACTGCAACGCAAATGATATTACTATTGCGACAGGTCAAGCTGCTCAAATTGATCAGGCTTATGAACTTGATCTCATAATGACAGGTGCAGAACGTCTCGCGGCAGCAGAACAAGCAGCAGGCGGCGAATGAAAAGAGTTCCTTTATACATGTTTCCTAACGGTACGTTTGCTAGGACAGCAGATCCTGTTGAGGAAGGATGTGTATTGGTTGTTGAACCTGAGTTACCAGATGAACCGGAGGTAAAAGTAGAAGATCAAACCCAAGCAGTATTGGAGGCTATGAGTGCCGAAAATGACAGTAGCTGAGTTACAGCAAGAGTTGCTCACGCATGAAGCTGTCTGCGCCGAGCGCTACCAAACATTTATCACAAGGGTTGATCGACTCGAACGTATTCTAATTGTTGCAGCAGGTGCAATAATCGTTGGACTAGCGTCCATATTAAGTGCCATTCTAATAGGAGGTTAATATGCCAGGTGGTAAAAAAGTAGGAATGAAAGCTAAGGACGGTAAAAAAATAGCGCAATACGGTCATGGTGGAAAAATTAAAAAACCAAAGAAGCCAATGTCTTATAAAAAAGGCGGCGTTATTAAAAAGAAATAATGTTGAGTCATGTTAGCTGAACTCGCTGCCGCGAACGCTGCGTTTGCGGTAATCAAAAATGCCATAAACAATGGCCGCGAGTTAAGCTCGTATGCTAACAAGATAGGTGAGATTACTAACGCTAAAGAAGATCTGCAGCGTAAAGTAAATAAAAAGAGAGCCGCTCATCAGACTACGGACTTTGAAGAGTTCATGGCTTTAGAGCGGATAAAGGAGCAAGAAGACGAACTAAAACAATGGATGATATATGCTGGACGGCCAGGGCTATGGGGCGATTGGGTAAAGTTTCAGAAAGACGCTAGAGTAGCTAGGCGTGAAGCCGAGGTAGCTGCAGAGAAAAAGCGAAAAGAAACTATAGAGCTTATAATAGTTATATTAGCTGTAGCTGTACTTGCAGCAACCATAATAGGGTTCTTCTATTGGATACTTTGGTTGAAAGGAATTGTAAAATGGCCGTAGCAATGGAAAAAATTTTAGCTTGGAAAATACTGCCAAGGCTAATGATGGCGGTTATGACGTTTATGTATATACGAGTTATCGAATGGGGAATGTCTCTCGACGATTTAACCACTCAACAAAGCGCAATGATTTCTGTAGTTAGCGGCGCTATGACTGGTGCATTTGCTGTTTGGTTAGGCTCTGAAAAGAAATGAGTAATGTATGGCGGCTAAGCTCAACGAAAACACAGAAGTAGCTTTACCCCTTCGAAACATTATTTCGATGGTTGTTGCTGCGTCTGTCGCCACTTGGGCTTACTTTGGTATTATAGAACGCCTTAACCAGATAGAAACTAACATCACTATGATGAAGTCAGATCTGGAACATAACACAGAATTTAGAATCAAATGGCCTCGCGGTGAGATGGGCAGTCTGCCTGCTGACAGCGAGCAGTTTATGTTGATCGAACATCTAGCACAGCAACTTGATGAGTTGGCTACGCAGATAGATGAAGGTCGTGCACCACATGACCAGCAGCAAAAACTTACACTAGACTTTTACGAGAAAAGGATTGCAGGACTAGAAGCGCAAATAGAAAAACTAAGAAACGGTGGTCAGTAATGGGTGGAATTATAAGTATAGTGTTAATTTTATACCTAAGTGGTGAAGCTATAGAATATAGCCACCATGAGAATATATCTGACTGCTTAGGTAAAAAACGAAAGATAGAACGCCTTGGCTGGAAAGATTCTCGCAGCACTAGGTATGCCTGTGAACAACGCGAGATAGAACTAGAGGTAGGCCCAGATGGCAAACAGTTTGTCACGCGGCTACTAGATTAATAGAAAGGGAAGGAAACAATGTTAGGACAATTATTAGGGCCAGTTGCAGGTTTAGCTAGCAGTTGGCTTGACGCAAAGACTACAAAGCAAGCTGCAGAAGCAAAGCTAAAGCTTACGGAGGCTGAAGCCAAAGCAAAAATACTACTGTCAGAAAAGACAAGCGTTGCTGATTGGGAACGTATCATGGCGGAGAACAGCGGTTCGAGCTGGAAAGACGAATTTTTTGTAATTGTCCTATCAATCCCACTTGTGCTTGCCTTCATTCCTGGCGCAGAAGGTATTGTAGACAGAGGCTTTGAACAGCTTCACAAGGCACCAGACTGGTATTTTTACAGTTTAGGTATTGCAATAAGTGCCTCTTTCGGTGTGAAAGGGTATAAACAATTCGTTAGGAAGCGATAATGGAAATGTGGCAGTGGATAATGTTGTTTTCGGCGGTAAGCCTTAACACTATTGTTAACTGCTGGAGACTGCACTTAGAGAGGAAGCGACATGCAAGAGAACTTTAAAAAATGTTTAACACTAATCTTACATCATGAAGGAGGCTGGGTAAATCACCCCCGCGACCCTGGAGGCGAAACTAATCTCGGTGTAACTAAGCGTGTATGGGAAGAGTGGGGCGGTACTAAAGACATGAAGGAGCTTACACCAGAAGATGTTGCTCCGTTGTATGAGAAAAACTACTGGCTGAGAGCAAAATGCCAGCATCTTCCTGCGGGTCTTGACCTCGCCGTTTTTGATTGGAGCGTTAATTCTGGGGTTGGTAGAGCTGCTAAAAAACTGCAGACTATGATTGGTACAGAAGCAGATGGAGGTATCGGCCCCAATACTTTACGCGCACTTGATGAGTATATTGAGCACCACGGTATAGAGAAAACGATTGAAAATTACAGAAAAATACGGCAAGATTTTTATGAGTCTTTATCTACGTTTGACACTTTCGGAAAAGGCTGGACTCGTAGAAATGAAGAGACATGTGAGGCGGCTCTAGGAATGGTACAGTAATGGCGTCAGTAAAGCTTATAAAGTTTCTAGGTGAAGCACCTAAGATTTCATCTGAGCTACTGCCTGACGGCGTGGCTCAAGAAGCTTTTAATGTAAAGCTTTACTCCGGTGACTTAATACCTTACCGAACGCCTAAACTAGTTGATGCAACTGAACGCAGCCAAGAAGCTAAAACTTTACATGCTTTGCGTAATCCAACTACAGATGCTCTTGTGTGGTTGTCTTGGACTACTGACGTAGATATTGCTGTTGCGTCTGACAGCGCTGATAACGCTCAGCGGTTTTATTATTCAGGCGATGGCGCACCTAAAGTATCTGATTACGCCTTAGCCACTAATGGTTCTGAGCCGTATCCTGTGACTAATGGATACTACGACTTAGGTTTGCCACTGCCAGACACAACAGTAACAGCAACTGCAGCATCGTTTTCTGTTGTAAGCTCTACTCATTACGAACGAGATTCTGGTAACACAGCTACATTTTACGGTAACGGTGCTCACAACTTACGCACAGGTAATATCGTAACGGTTCGTGACTTTGGTACTTCCGATGAAGCTAAATCTTTTAACGCTAAAAACGTTGAAATTACTGTAGTTAACAGCACAGATTTTCAGTACTTTAGCTCTGGTGACCAAGTTTCTAAGACAGCTAACACTACAGGCCGCTCTGACCTAGCAGGCAACACACAGATCAGAACATATTTATATACGTTTATAACACCGTGGGATGAAGAATCTATCCCATCTATTGTATCTAACGAACTTTACATCAAAGAAGGTCAAATTGTAACTGTTTCATCCCTGCCACAGTCCGCACCGAGCGGGGACAACTTTATCCGTGGCATTAGACTATATAGAAGTGTGGCTTCTGCGTCGGCCACGGATTATTTTTTATTGCAAACTCTTTGGTTCCCTACAAACATAACTACAGTAGAGCGTGCTGATAATGTGTCTATCGTTACGCTATCGCATCCGCACAACTTTATAGTAGGAGATAGGTTTAAAATTAAAGATTGTACTAATGCCACCTTTAATATTACTGGCGGTATAGTTACTGAAGTTGTTAATGACTATAAATTTAAATACGCACAATCAGCTACAAATGTAGGATCTACTGCGGTTGGAGCAGGTAAAGTATATCATGACGTATCGGAGCTTGCCACTAGCACTGCTAGGTACTGGGGCGATAGTGACTATGATTTTACAGATGATTTCCTAGTAACCGGACTTAGTACAATATTACCGTCAGAAGATTATGACCCGCCTCCCGCTACTATGCAGGGGCTAATTACTGCTCACAATAACATTCTTGTAGGGTTTTTTGGTAATCAGCTTTGTTTTTCATTTCCTGATAAACCACACGCGTGGCCTGAAAAATATAGGCTGACTTTTGACTCTGATATTGTCGCAATCCAAGCTGTGTCTGGATATATACTTGTTCTCACAGAAGAGTATCCTTTTCAGGTATCTGGTAATGATCCAGCAACAATGGTGTCAGCCCGTATTGATACGCTATACCCATGCTATTCAAAACGTTCCGTTCTAAACATGGGGTACGGAGTTGTGTGGGCTACACATGGGGGGCTAGCTTCATGGAGTCCTACTACTGGTATTGATTTAATCACTAAGTTTGTTCATGACTGGGATACTTGGAACACTGCCTTAGATCCTACAACTATTGTTGGCCATTACTATGATGGTAAGTATTTTGGCTCGCATAGTACAGGTTCGTTTATTTTTGAACGTGATGATAAGGTAGGCGGATATTTTGTACAGATTCAATATCGGTTTAGTGCTGCGTATTCAGATCCGCAAACTGGTACAATGTACTATACCCTAGGATCTAGCGGAGACATTCACGAATGGGATAATGAAAACCAAACGCTATCACCTATGGAGTGGAAGTCTAAAACTATTGTTACCAAAGATTATCTAAACTTAGGTGCGGCTAGGGTTATAGCTGACTTTGAGACTAGTAGCCAAGAAACACTTAACATCATTGCGTATAATAACGGTGTGCCTGTGTTTAACACAGCTATCTGGGCTAGGAGTCAGCAGATTGGTACTCTGAACGGGCCAACAAACTATATTTCAGGTGGTATTACATATATAAACAACGGTTCAATCAACGGGTTTACTCTAAACGGCGACCCCCAAACTAGATACACAAAGTTAAATACAGGTGTTCAACCGATTACGTTTAAACTTTTTGTTGACAAACAGCTTGTATTTCAAGCCTCTGTACAGAATGACGAGATATTTAGATTGCCTACTGGCTACAGATCGGATACCTTTGAAGTAGCGGTGTCAGGTTCATCCCGTGTTAGAGCTATACACTTTGGCGAGACACCGTTTGGACTGAGGACATCGTAATGGCAAGGTTTACAGCTATACCAGCCGTACCACAAGGCGGCATAACAGACTGGCAAAGTGTACTTATCACATCTGTTAAAGAGAATGTTGAGCTTCTTACAGGGCTAAGAGGTGAAGCTGATCTAGCTAGCAAAGCCGTTACAAAAGGCGAAATAACTTTACTTGAACAACCCCTGCAAAATATGAAGCAAGTGTCTGCTAAAGGCTCAGGCTTTACAATCAGTGGTCAAGAGGTTGCTGGACTAGACGACTATGGTCTGCTATTAAATGACGTACAGACTTTAGCAAATGATTTGGCTCAGACCAGAAGTGTATTAAACCTACTAATTAAACAGCTAAGAGGATGATGTGACATGGCTATGAATCCAACACCACAAACTCCAGCGATGGCACAGAATCCTACTGTCAGTCCCGCTGGCGCAAACAGACAAGCAATACCTACTACTGTATCTATGGATCTACCCCCCAGTATCCAAACTTTACTTAACCAACCTGTAGCAGGCGTTGATCAACAAGCAATCGGTAATATGCCCACAGGCGTAGGGCGAACTAATCCACAGGCACCTGTCTTGGACTTTCGCAGTCAGCCTATGTCAATGGCTATGGGCGGACAAGTTCCAGTACTTGACGATTTTCGTAATAAACAGAACAGCTATCAAGAAGGCGGTATGGTTCCTGCAGCTGGTATGCAGATGGGGCAAGCTCCTGCACCTATGAACCCACAAATGGCGGATATGCAAATCAATGACATGATGGCTAAGAACCCTGAAGTAGTTGCGCGTATTCGTGCTGCTATCGAAGCAGGGATACAGTCAGGAGAACTTTCACAACAGGAAGTAAACATGGCTGTACAGTTAGCACAAGTAGCTCTACAGAATCCACAGATGTATCCACAGCTTAGACAGTTTGCTATTGACCGTGGACTTGCTGCTCCAACTGATCTGCCAGAGCAATACGACCAAGGTTTGGTTATTGCGTTTGTTACTGCAGGTAAAGCTATGCAGGCAGATGTGCAGATTGAAAGTGTCCAGATGAATCCTGAGGTCGGTAATGTTGCACCTATGCAGCCTACTGCACCGCCAGCTCCAGGCCAGCCACCAGAGATGAAACTCGGTGGTCTGCTGCAAGGGCCATCTCACGATCAAGGTGGCATCCCCATCAAAGTAAAAGGTGGCGGTATGATTGAGGCTGAAGGCGGAGAGTACGTTATTCCTGAGGCTGTTGTAAGAGCAAAAGGCACAGAGTTCTTCGACAAACTAATCGGTAAGGACAAGGCATGACCCTGCAAGTAGTAGACGAATATATAAAAGATAAGCCTGAGGCTCCTGTAGATAGAAGCTATCAGGCTATTGTGTTGTCTACTAAAGAAATGATCGACAGGTATTGGGCACAGTCAGTACCGCACCTAGAAAAATGTTTAGAGGGTATGCATGGTGAAGCTACTCTTGATGATATTTATACTCAGGTACTGCAGGGCCAAATGTTTTTAATCGCTGTCAAAAACGACGAGACAGAGATACCAGATGTTAAAATTATTCTTGTTTTACAGCTAGTATACTACCCACAGTATACGGCTATGAATGTTGTCGCTATGGGCGGTAGAGACCTAAGACACTCTATCAAAGACCATTGGGATCACATACTTGGGTGGGCGCGACTCTGCGGCGTTACGCGGATGGAGTGTTCAGTAGCACCAGCAATGGAGCGGATTCTTACGAAAGCTACTGGGTTTGAACGTAAATATGTCCAGCTTCAACAGAAATTATCGGAGGTCTAAAATGACAGCTATCAAAATAAATCCGATGGTGGTTTCGGTTAGTCCTACTAGCACAACTCCCATCACACCAATTAACCCTACTTATCACGGCGGCGGTCTGAAAAAACTTGCCACAGTCGTGGTTGCTGTGGTTATCCCAGTCGCTGCTCCTGCTATTGCTTCAGCTGTAGGTCTTTCAGGCGCTATTGCAGCTGCGGGTGCAAGCACCACAGTAGCTTCTGTTGCAGGTTCTGCCATTGTAGGCGCAGGACTCGGAGCGGTATCAGCTAAAGTTACAGGCGGAGATGTTAAGACAGGCGCACTTATGGGTGCTATCGGTGGCGGTATCGGTGGTTATAGTGCAGCTACAAAAGCAGCGGCAGCAGCGGCTGAACCAGTAGCAGCAGGATCAGCAGCAACACCAGCGGTTGCAACAGATGGAGGGCTTTCAGCAACACCAGCGGTTGCAACAGATGCAGCACTTAGTGGCGCTACCGTAACACCAGCGGTGGCTACCAACACATTAGCAGATGCAGCTGTAACTAACGCAGTTGCAGGACAAACAGTTGCTCAAGGCGCACAAGCAGTTGCTACAGATGCAGCAACACAGACTCTAGGCGCTCAACTTATGTCAGGCGCAAAAGCAGCAGGCTCAGCAGTAGTCAGTGCGGTTACAAACCCTGAAAATCTGGCCTCTATTACTATTCAGGCGGGTGCACAGCTTATAGGTGCTGCACTAGCTCCTGACCCAGAGATGTCACCAGAGCAAAAAGAGCTTATTGAACTGCGTAAACAAGAACTTGCTGTACTGAAAGAAAAAGACGAAGCAGCATTTAACGCACAGATGGACGCAGCTGAGCAGTATCTAGCACAGGCTGACCAGTACAACCCTGTATACATGGCTTTCCAAGCAGCAAACAAAGCGGCTATCGACAGCCAAAAGAAGCTGCGTGATCTGGAACGTCAGTACGCTCTTGCCAGTGGTAGAGAGCTTAGCGCTGCTGAAAGACGGCGTATGCAACTTGATGCTGCTAGAAATGTTAGCTCTAGTTACGACCAAGGTTTCCAACAAGGTCTGACTGCTCAGAACAAAACTACACAAGCAGGACTGTCTGCAATTCCTAACGCAGCTAGCTATGCAAACTACACAAACGCACTGGCTGGTCTGCAGGAAGAGGTTCGAACTTCTGAAGAGGCAGCACTGGCAAGATCGTCTATGGCAGCTAAGAACATTGCTGATATGTTTGCTAGCTTTGACACTAAAAGACAAACCACTGATGACGAGCAAGACGCTATTACCAAGACAAATGAGATGGCAGATGGTATAACTAATAGCAGTGGTGCTGCTGGGCTAAACTTGAAAAACGCGCCCAAAAAAGCTGGGGCAGGCCAACCAATGTATAATATATAGGAGTAGGTCATGGCGCTACTTGGAAATTTTATAGGCGGTGCTCTTGGACTAAGGTCTGCTGCTGAGTATGCATCTGCGGTTGAGTCAGCTGATAGGCTGAAGAAAATGCGCCGTCAAAACGCTTTAGAAGAAAATGAGCGTTTAAACAGAAGCAAAGATATTTTCCGAGAAGACAGCGAAAAAGCCAATGAGTTTACGCCTGACAACGCGTTTAAGTTTGATGACCTAAACCAACCTGGCCTGAAGAATGTTCCTAAGCCGCCACCAGTGGTTACAGACAAGCCTGTAGACCAAACTACAACTACAGATACAACTACTGACACGACTACAGATCAAACTACTGACACTACTGACACGACTACAGATCAGACTACTGACACTGATGTATCTACTGTGTTTAATGATGTTCTTCAGCAAACTGAAACTGTTACTATTACAGACCCGTTTCAGCCAGGTAATTCTCCTGATGAAATTTTGCTACCTAAACCTGGCCCTGTTGTACCAGATGCTAGCGGTAAATCTTCTGCAGCTAGACTTGAAAGGAAACGCCAGAACGATCTGAAAAAAGCCATTGCAGACATCTATAAAGGCACAGGTATTCGTCGCAAAGGCGGACAAGGTACGCAGAATGTAACTAAAGAGCAGGGTGATGCACACTCTTGGTATAACAGCGAAGAAGCTTTTACTCTTTTCTACAACAATCCAAGGCTTATACAGACAGCTAAAACTAATCCACTGGCATTTGCTTTAAAATATATAGCACAGAAAGATAAGCGTACTACCTCTCGTGTTGTACAAAACAGTACTACACAGACTGACAAACTTATCGCTGGTCGAATTGAAACGCTACCAAATTCTTTAAAGAACCCTAAGACTAGAGAGCTTATAGACCTAGCTAATAAGTTAGGTATTGACCCTATTGCTGCGCTTGCAATTTATGGTATTGAATCTGACTTTGGCAGAAGTAAAGATACTAGCATAGCAGGTGCTAAGGGCGGTATGCAGGTCATGCCAGCCCAGTTTGAAAGACTAAAAAGATTTTTTGCCGACCCTGCTAATCGTGAAGTGATTGCAAACGCTTTCAAGCGTGCAGACGGAACCGTTGACCAAGCTCGTATGGAACTGGCTATTGCTTCGTTCTCTAACATGCGTAAGCCAAACTTCAGAGGCCAAGGCCCACAGTCTCCTGCTAGTGATTTGATGGGTGGCCTTGCTCAGCTTGTATACAACAAAGCTATCGGCCTTGATAAGGCTCTCTGGGGCGCTGGGTATCAGGCTAACGCCAATACTGTATTAGAAAAAGGTCGTCCGCTAAAAGCTCACGATGGCAACATTACCAACTCTGACTACAGCCGTGCGTATATCACGCTGTATAACCACATCTATAATACTTACGGGGCGCAGTTTGGCGTAACTCCGACAAGCACACAGACCACTACTACTGAAACAACTACGGATACGTCTACTGAGACTGATACGTCTACTGACACTGATACGTCTACTGACACTGATACGTCTACTGACACTGTTGTGCTACCTGAGATCGTGGTAGATGGATCAGATGGCGAACAAACGCCGTCTCTTGCAAACGATGGTCAAGAGCCTGACGACGATACAATTATTAAGTTTCTTAAAGACCCGCCTAAGATTGGTATAGAAATCCAAAACCTTTTGGATCAGCGCAAGCGTGTTGTAGATACTGTCAATGAGCGTATTAACCTCATCAACCGCAGAGTAGAAAGAAACAACCAGAAAGCTAGAGAACTAGAGCGTTTAGCAGAGATTGCTGCTATCCAGCCAGGTGGTTTAAATAGGTATAATGAGCTTAGAGCGCAGGCAGAAGCACTACGCGAGCAAAACTTCCTTCTTTTAGAAGGTGGCATTACCTCTGATGGTAAAGAATTTGCAGGTGTAGTAGGGCTGAAGAGATCAGCTACTGAAAAGATGGCTGAGTTCGACAACAAACTGCTGTTTGTACAAGGCGCACAGGCACTACAAGATTTATCCTACGGTTCGACTGCTCGCGCAGGGGCTGTCCTGTCAGCTTACTCAGGCTTAGACATTCAGATTGTACCACGTTCTGACGGTAGGTTTGACGTTGTAGTTCAGGGGCAGACACAAGCCACCTACACTTACAATCAGCTAGTAGATAAACTACAATCTACATACAGCCAGCAGTATCGTGAAGCTAAAACTAAGAAAGAAACATACTTGTTCGAGAAGAATGTTGACCTTCAGTCTGCACTAATCCAAGAGCGCGAAAAAATTCTTGGCAAGCTAAAAGAAGAAAACCTAAAAGCAGAAAACGCAAGGATTCTAAAACGGATTGAACAAGAAGGTGGTGAGTTCAAAGCCTTAGGTGATGGCACAGCGCTGATTCGGAGAGGCAACGAGTACTATAGACTAAACCCTGCAGCTGAAGTAGAAGTTATAAAAGGCGGCAAAAAAGAAATTGTAATCAAGCCGCAGCTGGAGAAACTAGATTTTGTTGAGGCTACGCGTTTGATGGGTGAATCAGATATGTCAGGAGATGCATACGATAACGCACCGACGACTGACAAGAAGTGAGGTAAGTAATGGCGAAAGCGGGCCTTTCATTTGGTAGTCCTCTACTAGGGTCAATGGATCTAAACCCCTACGGTAATCCCTATGATCCAGCGCCAGACATCGGGTTAGGCAATCTTATAGGGCAGAAAGAAGCTATCGGTCTGGAGATTGATGCTGAGATGCAGAAGCCGTCTCAGTTTACTTTACCTGATATGAAGACTCCTGCGCCTACTGGGCCAGCTGTCCTCTTTGATGCAGATAGAGATAAGGTGTTTGTCAACGGTGCGCTGTTTGATCTTGACGATGCTGATATGGCATTGCGTTCACGCGAGAATCTAAAGAAGCCAAGAGTAGACCCACCTGCAGGCAACTGGAGAGTTATAACACCACAGGAATACGGTGGGTATATTGATTCAATTCAAGACCCTACACTAAAACGGCGCTTCGCTGAAAACTTCGATACAGGCATGGCTCAGTTACGCTCTCTATTCGGTGCAGGTGCTGTACTGGCAGGTGCTGATGAGTATGGCCTTGGGGTCATGGAGCGTGCGGAAGAAGACATCCGCAAGAACAGACCATTTGCAGGAGAAGCTACTGACGTTGGATTTGGTGCTGATGCAGACCTAGGCCCAGTCGAGTGGTTCGTAGGCGTACTTGGTACACAAGGCCCAATGCTTCTTGAGACTATTGCTGCAGGTGCCATCGGTTTTGTTGCAGGTTCTGCTACAGCAGGGCCAGGATTAGGTTCTATAGGCGGTACGATTGCAGGACTTACAGGTAAGGCTGCGTTTAAGAAAGCTGTTAAGGAAGCAGCTGAGCAGTACGCAATCGAAAAAGGTAAAGGCAAAGCAGCAGCTAAAGCCTTTATGAAGACCGAACAAGGTAAAGTTCTGAAGCGTGCATCAGGCATTGCGGGAGCAGTTACGTTAGGCTACGCAAACAACTTTGGTATTGCATCATCTGATGTCTACTCAGAGCTTCTCGAAAGCGGGGTTGATCCTAGCGACTTTAACGCAAAGATGACTGCGCTTAGCGCAGGTGTTCCGTATGCTCTACTAGATACGATCCCTGAGTTTGTACTTGGCGCTAAGATCTTTGGTAATATAGGCAGAGGATCAAAAGGTAACATACTACGCAGAGGCGCTACAGGTGCAGGAGTAGGCGGTACACTAGAAGGTATAACAGAAGCAGGCCAAGAAGCCATCGTTATGGGTACAACAAGCGCCTATACAGGACGGAAGTACGAGGGCGATGAAACTCTAGCTAGATTGATTAACTCTTTTGCCGCAGGCTTTGCTATCGGTGCGCCTATCGGTGGTGTTGCTAACCTCAAGAAAACTACTGAGGCTGACTTACTACAAGGTACGCCGCCTGAAGATACAGATGCAAGCCCTGCTGAGCCTGGGATGCCAGAAGGTTCAACACAGCAGGAGTTGTTCCCAGAAGATACAGACCTTGGTACTGCACCAACACAACCTGTTGAGCCTACGCAAGGAGAGTTATTTCCAGATCAGAACCTAGGCGTAGGTAATGTAGACCAGTTAGAACTATTTGATCAGCCTGTAATCCCATCACGACAGCCAGGATTTCAGATGGAGTTGCCGTTTGGACAGCAGCGACTTATGGCGCAACCACAGCCAGTGCAGCAGGAAATGGAACTTGTCGCACCTGTAGGCGCACAAGGAGATCTGTTTAGCCAGCAAACAACACCACCTATGCCAGAGCCTGAGCCTGTTGAGCCTGCGCCTGTACAGAATGTGGTAGAAAGTATCCAGCGAACTGCAGCAGCACAGCCGCAACCGCAGCCAAACTTGTTGCAGCAACGTATGCAGGAAGCAGCGCAGCGTAAGATCGAAGCTGATGCTGAAGCAGAGAGACAAGCCCAACTACAAGCAGAGAATGAAGCTATTCGTGCTGAACAGTTAAGGGTAGAGAACCAACGGATTGAACGGAATAACCGCGAACTCCTTAACTCTCTAGAACAAGAGCGTGCAGCAGAGGAGATCGCGGCCTATGAGGCGGAGCAGCAAGGCGTGACGCAGCCAGATCTTCCTCCCGTGGCAGCGCCGGTTCAGGATCTCCCTACTGTACCAGTTCCTGTTGCTCCGCCTCGCCAGCTTGATTTGTTCCGTGGGCAGGCAAAAGTACCTAAACCTTCCAAAGCTGAGCAGAAAGCAATTAACAAAGCTAATCGTCTACGCCGCAAGCAGGAGCGTGAAGCTGAGAAGGCAGCTGAAGAAGCAGCACGCCCAATGACTCCAGCGGAAGCACGAGCAGCGGGGCAAGGTATTCTATTTACCCAGCGTGGCGAGCCTTCAATGGCTGCGCTCAAAGCCGCCGGTACCACAGCACCGACAACCACACCAGAACTTGTTCAGACAACCCCAGCTGAAGAAGCCGTCGTTGCACAGGAACAGGAAATTAACAAACTAAAACAGCAAGTCGCTGAGCTACAGGAGGCACAAGATAATGTCGTTCAAGAGCAAAGCCCAGCAGAGGTGGATGTCGGAGAACCTGCCGGAGTTGGCACAGGAACTGGCCAGCCAGACACCCAAGAACAAACAACTACCAGAAAGGGTAGGTCTAAAGAGCGCCTCAGAGAAGCGCAAGAACGCAAGAAGGCAAGCGCAGCTGAGGAAGCTGAAGCAGCCACTAGGGAAGCTGACAGTCAACAAGGTACGCAGGAAGATAGCGTACAGGGGGGAACTCAGCTAGACCCTGAGAAGAACGCCGAAGAGATTGCCATCCTAGAAGTCATCGAAGAATTTGAAAACGATCAGGGTAAAACCCTAGATGATATAGATACTGACGCTAACTACCTGATGGATATTGCCTACTGGGCACCCGCTCCTACAGGTACTAACGCTGCAGCCCTTGATGAAAAAGCAGCCAGAATGAGAGCCAAAGCGTTTGTAGACAAAGCGTTTACATCACCAGCTGACTTTACCGATGGCCAACTCAAGATGCTTGACAAGCGTTTCGTCAAGTATGCTCTAACTTTTGATTCGTTGTCCTCTACTAAACCGTGGTACGAGTACGCTACTCGCCGTGGTCTTGTAGATAAAATTGCAAAAGACGTTAAGATCACAGGCAAGCCACACGAAGCCTTTATGGGTGAGCGGCAAGCACCTATGACTAATGCAGCGCCAGCTGTTGAAGAGAACTCAGATACAATGAACGCAGCGACAAAAGCTGCAGATGAAAAGACAGGACGCTACTTCCTTATGGAAGATGGTACAGCCATTACTGATCCGCTGCCCAAACTGCGTGTTCAAGCTATCGTAAACAAAGCTATCAGCAAGCTAAAGACAAAGCCTAAGATAAAGGTATATAACGATCAGCAAGATCTACTGCGTACTGACCCAGCGCTTTTTAATCGTATAGCTGAAAGACGACCTAACTTTGCTGACGCTCCTGCGGCAGGTGTGTCACTGGGCGATGAGATCGTTATATTCAGCGATAGAATTAAGACAGAGAAGCAAGCCAAGTTTGTTGTAGCCCACGAAACTATGGGTCACTTTGGCATGGGCGCGTTTATGGACAGGAAAACTCTAGAGAAAAACCTAGAGAACGTATACCTGTCTGACTCAAGTCTGCGCGTAATGGTTAATCGCCGTGTCGAAATGGGCATGGAGCGTATCGAAGCCATCGAAGAAGAGCTAGCAAACAGAGCAGCTGACCTAGACTCCAGTGTTATTAAACAGATCTGGTACGCTGTTAAAGACGCTCTGAACAAACTAGGCTTTGACTTTACTGATGATCTAGCCAGGTACATGCTACGACAATCACGCAGAAACTTGTTGCAGGGTGGTAGCGGTCTAGTATCAATGCAAGAACTAGGACGTAACTTGCAGAGCTTACAGCGTGACAACACGTTGGTGCGTTATTCTCTTGTAGAAGATACTGCAGATGCAGCATCAAGAGCCATATCCTCCCATGCATATACTAAACGTAGCGGTAATTACGGCGGTATGCGTGCGGCCAAGAAGATGCTTACCGACCTAAAAGATATAGAGAACATTAGAGATGTAGGTGTTTTCTTTGGTAAGCTTGCAGAAAACGTACAGTCGCTGGACAACATGGCCACTCGCAGCGATGGTCTGCAGCAAGTGTTTAACATATTCCAAGCTCGTGCTAACCGTGCCAGACGCTTTCTTTCTAACTATGAAGGTATGACAGCGTTCTCTAACTCTGCCTTCAGTTTCACAGATGAGAACGGTAACAAACAGGGTGGGCCAACAGAGGAAGAACTTCTACAAGCAGGACAGCTTCTAGCTTACGGCGCACTAAACAAACAAGACGCTGTTACTGATACAGACATCAGAGACGTAGGCGATCTTGTTACTATGCAAAACGGTGTAGTAGGTATCAACCGCGATAACTTTGAAGCCGCAGTTGCCGCAGGTGAACTAACACGCGAAGACTTTACTAACGGTCTTAGAGTTACTCTTGGCGATCAAGAGCAAGAAGTATTTACTGAAAGAGACTGGACTCCAGACTTTCCTATTACCGATAGAGTGTGGAATATCTACACCGAACAGCGCAAAGCTGTTAACCAGTCAGCCCTAGACGTAGCCAGATCTACAATAGAAGGCGCAGTAGCTCAGCGAGACGCTACCATAAATCAATTTAAGAAGTCTTATGGCATGTCTGACCAAGACACTATGGTGCTTCGTAGAGTGATGGAGCAGTATGTAAACCTATACCAGAAAGACTCGCGTCAAGAAGGTGGCAGCTTCCAGTATAAAAGCGAATCAGTAGAAGACGCTAAGACTTTCCTAAGAGAGATCAACCGTGCGCTGTATGTAAAAGATAAAGTGCAAGACTGGAAGCAAGGGCGAGAAGATACTGCCAAGTTTCAAGGACAAGACTTCCAAGAAATTATCGCTGGTCTAGACTCTCTATCAGATAAAAACTACACGCAAGGTCAGGCTAACCGTATCACATCAGCCATTGGTAACTTGTACCTCTTGGATGTACAGGCAGCTAACGCACAGTTTAATGCTAAGCGCACCATTATGACATCCTATGTACCGTTTACTCGCAGAGGTAATCAGCAGATTAGGCTAGTTGCTTTTGATGACAACGGAGAAGTAGTACCACTCGGTGATGTTTGGAAGACTGTGTTGCCCTACTATCAGGCTGAAAGTCGTAAAGCTGCTAGAGATATAGCAGAAGACCTTAACGCAAAGTTTGGCGATAAACAGTTTACTCTTGAAGACGCCAACGGAAAAGAGCGAGCCATAACCTTCCGAGCAGTGACCGAGACAACTCGTAAAGGTTCTGTACTAGGGCAACAGTTTAGTCTGGACGACTTTGTCAACACATTGGCGCGTCTAGATGTAAACATAAACCCACAAGAAAGAGAACGTATTGTGGAGGCTTTGACTGCTCAGACTCAACGTGCTCGTAGAAGTCTGCAAAGAGCAGGTGTTGCAGGTTGGGATCAAGACGTAGTGCGTAGCACAGCAGAATATCTTGAGACGCAAGGCCATATTGCAGGACAAACTTTCTATCGTCACCGTCTAAACAACATCATGTTAGACGACAGCCTATGGCGCGGTGACTCCAGATTGTTGAAAGACTTGTATGCAGAAACGCAGCGCACTGATTTAGCTCCAGAGGACATGCGTAGAGCGCAGACTAATTACGATAGATATGCCTACATGTATCAGTACATGGCAGGCGATGGTATGCCCCAAGCTATCAACAGGGTTACAGGCAAGTCTATGAAGAACCTCGGTAGGGGTGAAGATTATAGAGGCACTGCACTAGGACTTCAGCAGTGGTACGCTGATGCTTCCAATATCAATGACTCGACTGAAGACTTGTTGTCAGGTGAGACAGGATCTCGTCTGAAGATGTGGACAGTTGTTGCTCAGTTGGGCGGCTCAGTAGCGACAGCAGGTATCAACCTCGTGTCTATGATGACCCACAGTATACCATTCCTAGGCACTTACAATGAAGCTAGAGGTTTTGGTGGTGGCTTTGGTCTAAGTAACTCTGCACTAGAGATGCAGCTAGCAGCTAGAAATATGTTGGATTCTAAACTGGCTGATGCGACCTACATCAACAGAGTAGTAAGCGACCAAAGTCTGTTGGATAAGCATGGGCTAAAAAGAGATGAAGCACTGTTCCTAGCAAACGCCACATCCGAAGGCGTTCTACAGGCTGCACAGGCTAACGCACTAGTGGGTACAGCTAGAGGCGGCATCAACAGTAACAAACTACAGGGCGCAGTAAAGCTCTGGATGGGTATGTTCTCTTACACAGAGCAGCTTAACCGAAGAGCTACAGCACTAGCAGCTTTCCGTCTGCATAAGAAAAGAGCAGTAGCAGGCTCACCAGAATACATTCAGTTAGAAGTTCTGGGTGACAGCAGAAACATGGAGCAAGACGCTAGGTTTACTGAGCTAGAAAACCAGATTAACTCAGAGGCCACTGAGTTTGCTCGTACTGCGGTGAATACTTCTCAGGGTGAATACGGTATGTTTAACCGCCCAGAGATGGCTCGTGGTAACGTAGGTCAGTATTTGTTTATCTACAAACAGTTCTCAATCATCACCATACAGATGATGAAAGGTATGAGTCCGAAGGGTAGACTATACTTCTTGGGTATGCTGTTTGCTATGTCTGGGTTGAAAGGTCTACCATTTGCAGACGACCTAGCTGATTTGATTGACACTCTGCTTCAGTTCTTTGGCATCAAAAAGGCAAGCGTAGAGGAAGAACTTATCAAGTTGTTTGATGGACTAGCCCCTGGCTCTGCAAAGTACATGATGAGAGGCGGACTAGACCAGATAGCAGCAGGTACATTCTCCACTCGCCTAGGTTTTGGTGATCTTATCCCTCTGACTGGCGCACTGAGAGCAGGTGCTGATTCTTCTAGAGAACTACAAAACTTCTTTGGGCCAGTATACTCAGGTCTTGAAGGTGCGTTTGTAACAGCAGGTAACTTTAGCAAGTATGCCGCCGGAGTAGTAGGCCTCAGAGACCAGACAACAAGTTTCACTGGGGCTTTCCGCGAGTCTCCCGTGGCTGCGATGCGAGGTATCATTGACGCTTATACCTATTACGATACTGGAGCAGTGACAAACTCTCAGGGTAAAGTCATTGATCCATCTTCTGATTGGGGGCAGATTGCTTTCCGCGCAATGGGTTTCTATCCATCCATAGCCACCAGAGAGAACGACATAGTAAGGCTAGGAAAGTACAAAGCTGAGTACATCAAGTACCTGCGTGCGGACTATACTGCCGCTTACGTCAAAGCCTATGTTGAGAAAGATCGAACTCGTATGAGGGAGGTTATCAACATGGTTAGAGATTGGAATGTGATCCACAGAGGAACAGCTTTTGAGTTCAAGGACTTTGAGAAACGCGCTAAGCGGTCAGCGAAAGCAGCAGCTATGCCCACTGGACAGAGGTACTTGAAGACTTCGCCAACCGCTATCCGTAGCGACTTGGAAGAGCTAATGCGTATCTATGGTCTTAACGACGAGAAGTTCTAGTCTGTAACAATTTGTAACTGTCCGTAAGCTAAGTCATCAGCAGTTACATCAGCGTTCTCTAGCAAGCTCTGGAATCTTGGGTGGGTTAAGTTAAAGCCTATAACATAGGACTGCGCCAGTTTGATTGGCGTGTCCTTACCAAGTGAAGCCTTCTCTGACTTCGGCGTGGCAATCGCGTTCTCCACAGCAAGTTCCTGTTTGAATGACTTGTAGTCAGCTCCTCGAACAGACAACCACTTGCGGAAGTGGGTGCGGTCAATCATCATCGTACCCTTATCAAACGGCTCAGCCGCAGACTTACGGAACACATCAAGGCGAACTCTAATATCCCCTCGTGGCATACGACCATAGTCAGGCTGTGGTTTCTGCCCTGCTGTATGCATCACTGTTACCTGTGCATCTGCACTGTCAGCCATGTACTCTGCGATAAGATCGAACGAATCAACTTGGTTCTCTTGTACGGTTCTACGGATAGCTCCGATCTGTGCCAGTACCCACTCGGTTGCTTGTTGATAGTCAAACTGTAGAAGCCCCCAATCATTTGCTAGTCTCATACCTAGATCAGCTAGGACAATGGACTGCTCCCAGTACCGTTCTTCGCCACTAAACTTTGCTTTGTATCTCTTGTTGAATGTCTGTGCTGCCTCCGCTATGGCGGCTTGTATACCGTCTTCACCCATCTCTAGTAGGTTCTTTATAAACAGCCTACCTGCGTGACCATAGTTAGAGTGTATTGCCTCGTATATCTTACGTCCTGCTTCTGAGTTTCTAATAAAGATAGGACTCTGTGGTACTGTAATCTCTAGTAGCCTAGCCATCTGTGCGTCTGTGTCTAAGCCAGATGCTATCAACTTACTTTGCAGAGACTTGTTGGTGGATACTACCACTGGCGTAGCCCAAGTCTTTGCGTCTCGTTCTTCTGCGTTACGGTTCAGCCTAGCTTTATCTCGACCTTGAGTTACCCAATAGCAAAAGTCACCGACCTCTTTGTCGTTCATCATGGTGACTTCGTCTATGGTCAGCGGAAGGTTAGCGTATGTACCAAGTCGTGAGAACAAGCTGTTCTGTGTGTACTTTGCTGCAAAGTGCAGCTTATCAGGATTGCCATAGATCGACTGCGCCCAGTATTGCGCCAGTGTTTTACCGCCACCTGTCGCACCGTAGAGCGATACTGTCAGTCCTTTGAGTCCAGTGAAGTTATAGAGCGGGGCAGAGAAAGCTACGCCTAGCGTAAACATATGTGCTTTCAGATCCGCCTTCTCCAGTATGGATGTTAGTGTAGACCATCCATCTAGTGTGCCTTTAGTCTGGTATAGTTCGCTGCCTTGTCTGTGTACTCCAGACGATAGCTTGATAGTTTCTTCTGACACGACCCCATTAGCGTCACGCCTAATAAGTGTGTCGCCTAGAACAAATGCCGTGTTGTTTTCCTTCCAACCCATAGTCGAGTAGAGGTTAGTCATGGCACGGATTTGTCTAAGCTCTTCCATGTATGACCTCATCATAAGTTGAAAGTACTCCGTTTGCCTCTTGTTGTATAGGACAATACCTTGGTCTGCGATTGCCGTTGCAAACTCTCTACTGCCTTCTGCTAAGTGCGCTTGCCTTAGTGTTATCTCTTGCCACCCCATGTGTGGTCTATTCCAGTGAAACCTAACAGTCTCA